CCACCCGTACCCGACCCCCCGCTGCGCGTTTACCTCCTGCGCTGCTCTTCTGTACTCTGTAATCTGCTCAACCAATTTCCATTTTTTCAGAACCGGACCCCCACCCCTGTATATATAAACACCCCCCGGCATCTCGTTTGGGTCCCATACCCCCGGTATGGGTATATTTGTGTTTATTAAGATTGTTCGTATACTTGCTCGGATGCCACTCGTAGCCACACCAGAATTGGGCATTCCATTTCCGTTTGATACGAACCCGGAAGAACTACTTGACTTTCGGGAAAAAGCAGCGGCGCTTTTGAGCACCGTCGAAGAATTGGAGAAAAACGGGTTGCAGGTCGAGGTTACTCAAGACGACCGAATGCAGTCTCACGGGGTCATGCTGGAAGAAACTTTCCCGGCACCCAAGAATTTGACCCCGGCATCCGTCAAACATCTAAATACCATCCTTTCGGAATACGACCGGGAAGTGCTTGACGTACATCGTCGGCTGCGTAATTACGTCACTAACAAGTTCATACTTGAGACACAAAGTGATGACCCAAAGGTGCGGCTAAAAGCCCTAGAAATGCTAGGCAAAATCAACGGGGTGGGGCTTTTCTCAGAACGTATCGATGTCACTGTAACCCATCGCACTGTTAAAGATATTGAGACGGAACTGCGAAAAACACTGGAATTGTACGAAGGCGAGTACACCGACGTTACCGAAGATAAACCCGTAAGCCTTGCCGAAATTGATTTAGACGATGAATTAGGTATGGATAGTGGACCCGAACCTTCTCCGTGATTTAGAAACCAAGCTTCCTAGTATGCCGCCTGAGCTACAGCAAAAGGTGGGGCAGCTTCTTGCTGAAGCGAGAAAAGTAGGAACTCAAGAAAAATCCCAAAGTGACTTCATGGCCTACGTTAAATACGTCTGGCCAAACTTTATTAACGGTCGGCATCACGAAAAGATGGCGCGAGCATTTGAGAAAGTGGCAGAAGGACAGTGCAAACGCCTCATTATCAACATGCCGCCTCGTCATACGAAGTCAGAATTCGCTTCGTACCTGCTACCAAGCTGGTTTTTAGGGAAATTTCCGGGCAAAAAAATCATTCAAACTTCCCACACAGCCGAACTTGCAGTGGGATTTGGTCGAAAGGTACGTAATCTTGTCGATTCTGACCGATATAAAGACATATTTCCGCAAGTTGCACTACAGGCTGACTCTAAAGCTGCTGGCCGGTGGGCGACTAACTATGCTGGAGAATATTTTGCGATTGGTGTGGGTGGTGCGGTTACGGGTAAAGGCGCTGATTTGCTCATTATCGACGATCCGCACTCGGAACAAGAAGCCACACTAGCCGAAACTAACCCTGAAATTTACGATAAAACGTACGAATGGTACACCTCTGGACCTCGGCAGCGTCTTCAGCCGGGCGGGGCCATCGTGGTGGTCATGACTCGGTGGTCTAAAAAGGACCTAACCGGGCAAGTTTTGAAGGCCGCAGCCCAGCGCAGCGGGGAAGAGTGGGAAGTAATCGAATTTCCGGCTATTTTGCCGTCTGGAAACGCACTTTGGCCCGAGTTTTGGAGTATCCAAGAGTTAGAAGCCCTGCGCCAAGAGCTTCCAAACTCAAAATGGATGGCTCAGTACCAGCAAGAACCCACTTCTGATGTATCAGCCATTATTAAACGCGAGTGGTGGCGTGTGTGGGAGAGCGATAATCCGCCATTTTGTAGTTATATTATCCAGTCTTGGGACACAGCCTTCCTAAAATCAGAACGTGCTGACTATTCGGCCTGTACGACGTGGGGAGTCTTTGAACACCCCGATGACACCGGTAAAAACCAGTCAAATATCATCCTACTTAATGCTTTTAAAGAGCGCATGGAGTTCCCTGAGCTCAAAGAACGAGCGTTTGAGGAGTATAAGTATTGGAACCCGGATAGCATGATTGTCGAAGCCAAAGCCGCCGGTAGCCCCCTCATATTTGAGCTTCGTGCCATGGGTATTCCAGTGCAGGAGTTCACTCCTTCTAGAGGAAACGACAAGATTGCCCGCCTAAACGCGGTTGCAGACATGTTTGCTTCGGGTCGGGTATGGGTCCCCAATACACATTGGGCTGAAGAACTGGTAGAAGAAGTAGCAAGTTTTCCGTCAGGCGAGCATGATGACTTGGTAGACTCCATGACTCAGGCCCTACTGCGGTATAGACAGGGTGGGTTTTTGCGTTTGGCTAGCGATGAGCCTGAACCTACGCGTTATTTTAAACGTAGACGAGAAGGGTATTACTGATGTCACAGAATACAAGAAGGTATTTTGAAGAACTTGGGCAATCGTTGGAAGGCCGGTCTCCGGATAGCCCAGAGTTTGCTGCGCTTTTGCGGTCCAAGATTGGCAAGGATTACCAGCATCTGGTTAACCCGGAAACTATCGGGCTTGCCGCCTTGATTGGCGACCCTAGGACTAGACCTTCTAATCTTTATGGATTAAATACCGGCAGTTCTGAATATGAAGGTACTAAAAAATCTTTATTAAGAAGGATTAAGTCAAAAATAGGAATGGATGAAGATTTTGGAAAATATTTTGATGAAATAAAAGCAGATCGTCCTCCAAAAACCTGGACTGAAACCATTACTGGGAAAGACAAAAAGCGTATTTTTGCTTTAGGAAATCAAGCCGACCCCGAGACATGGGCGCACGAGTTTCGACATGAAGAAATAAAAAACGAAGAATCTAATAGAATTTATGATTTGCTAAATAGCACTTCATACCCAGATTATAAAAACAAGATAAATATGTGGTATCAATACGGAAGGAAACTAGGCCCAAAGATACCGTTTGACGAAAAAGAAAGAATAGTTTTGGAACAACTTCGCATTAATTTGCCTTTGGAAATTTATGAATACATGAAAAGGGAATTAAGCCCAGAAGACAAAAATTCTGGAAAAGGTCCGATCATTCAAGACGCCATTGATTTTTTAAACGCTAATATAGATTTAAACCGGGCTGGCGCAAAAGGACCCTACGACCCTACTGGAAAACAACTTGATAGGAATTTAATTAAAGCAAGGGCTGATATACCGCTTTTAAATTTTATTGGCAAGGGTATACTTGAATCGGCACCTAACAAGAAAGCCTCCGGTGGTAGCATCGAAAACACTACACACGATAGGAAGATAATCTAATGGCCGTCGATAAAAGTTTAATGCAGGCTCCGATGGGTCTTGAGTCGCTGGCTCCCCCGGAACCGATTGAGATCATGATCGAAGACCCGGAAAGTGTAGCCATCGGTGTTGATGGCATGGTCATTGAGATGGCCAAAGCCGAGCCTCGCGCCGAAGACTTTGATGCCAACCTCGCTGACTTTATGGGCGAGAACGAGTTGCAGAGCCTAGCCTCTGAACTTATCGGTAACTACGAACAGGACTTGGCGAGCCGTAAAGACTGGCTTGATACGTATGTAAAAGGCTTGAAGATTCTAGGTATTCGCTATGAAGAGCGTACCGAGCCGTGGCCGGGTGCGTGTGGTGTGTTTCACCCACTTCTTATGGAGAGTGCGGTCAAGTTCCAATCTGAAACGATTATGGAGACCTTCCCAGCAATGGGTCCGGTCAAGACCAAGATTATCGGCAAAGAGACCCAAGAGAAGCGTGACTCGTCTATTCGTGTCGCAGATGACATGAATTATCAGTTGACCGAGGTGATGAAGGAGTATCGGCCTGAACATGAGCGGCTGCTCCTCTCGCTAGCCCTAGCAGGTAATGCCTTTAAGAAGGTGTACTTTGATCCGTCGCTGGGGCGTCAAACGGCGGTGTATATCCCAGCCGAAGACATCATTGTGCCGTATGGCGCAGCCAATCTGGAAACGGCGGATCGTGTTACGCACCGGATGCGTAAGACAAAGAACGAACTTCGCAAGCTGCAATATGCTGGGTTCTATCGAGACGTTGATCTTGGCGAACCGATGCGGGTGATGGACGAGGTAGAGAAGCAAAAAGCAGAGGATCAAGGCTTCTCAGCGTCGATGGATGATCGGTTCCAGTTGCTTGAGATGCACGTGAACCTAGACCTGCCGGGATATCCGGATGTCGATAAAGACAATAACGAGACAGGTATTGCGTTACCGTATGTGGTGACGATTGAGAAAGGAACGGGGACAGTTCTGGCGATACGTCGCAACTGGCGAGAAG